ATAGCGAAATCATATCTTCAACAATCAAATCAATTATTTGTAACAAGAGTACTTGGATTATCAGGTTATGATGCGGGTCCTTCTTGGTCAATTAAAACAATTGCAAACGTAGACGTTGACACTGTAGGTTTCGTTCAATCTTGTTCGGGAACTCCTATATATAGTCCGGCACCTGCTTGTGTGATAGTGTGTGACCCACCAATTCCAGTAGCATTTAGTGTTGACTTTAGTGGTACTGCAGGGCAAGATGGTTCAATAGTACTTACAAATTGGGTAGGAGGTAGTGAAATCCAAGTTAAATTGGACGATACCTACACTAAATTTAATGGTAGTACTTCAACATTAAGAGAAGATATTAACGCAGAGTTGTTAACTGTTTTTGGTAGTCCCGCAAAAAGCGCATCAACTATTAGTTACTTTGGTACAATATGGGAAACTGAATATTTAATGTTAGCCCCTGTGTATACTTCATCAACCAATGTTTTTTCAGTTCAGAATGTTTGTTCAACAAACGCTATATTAAGTTCTCGTTTAAACGACTCATGGTACTATTCATTATTTGATAATTTTAGTGGTAATAGTTATTCAGGTTTTTCATTCTTTAGTGTTGTTAATACTTTAGTAATGTTACCTAAAGCAACAACAACTACAACAACCGCACCTACAACTACAACAACTACATTTAACCCATGTAACCCTGGTGGTGGAGGTGGAGGTGGTGTAACTACAACTACAACTACAGAACCAGATTCATTCTCAGGTACTGTAACAGGTTTAATCTACTATTTTACTGGTGATTCTTACGTGAATTATAACAATTTAATAGTTGCAACGATGAGGTCTAGAGGTATCTCTAACTTTAATACAACTCAACATGGTCCATTATATGAAGTAACTGAATTATCTAACGTAGCTTTAGATTTCTCAGGAAGTTATATGGCGGTAGAAAAAAATCCATATGCACCTTTTGGTATTAATGTTACAGGTGATACTGGTACTGTTTACTCGTTTCAAGCATCTATGAATCCTAATATTGTTAGTTATTTACCAAAAGTATTAGGTACTGAAAATTTCTCTAAACCAAAAACTGAAGTTCCTTTATTTGTTGAATCAAGATTTGACAGTATGGTAAGTTGGGCTTATAGGAAAGGTTTTATTAGAGGTTTAAGACAAGATTTAACATCATTTGATAGTGCTAGAAGTAATTTACCAACAAATCATGGTTATTACAATGAACAATATAAATCGCCAGAAAGCCCTTGGGTTGTTTCTGAATTGAGAGGTAGTGTTGTTTATAATCTATTTAAAGTTATATCTGTATCGGATGGTAATAGTGCTAATAGACAAATTAAAGTTTCTTTTATAAACATGTCATTCGATAATAATAATTTTGATGTATTAGTTCGTGATTTTTATGATTCAGATGAATCACCTGTTGTTTTAGAGAAATTTACTAATTGTTCTATGGATGCAAATCTTAATAGTTTTATCGCTAAAAAAATTGGTACTTCTAACGGTGATTTTACATTGAATTCTAAATTTATTATGTTAGAAATGAATGAAGATGCACCTATGGATGCATTACCATGTGGATTTGAAGGTTATAAATACCAAGTTTTTGGTACTGATAAATCTCCATTCCCTGTATATAAAACAAGATATACATATCCTGGTGAACAAGTGTTTAATCCACCGTTTGGTTATTCTGACGGTACTGAAGATGCGTCATATAGTAGCGGAGATAATGTTAGAAGAACTTACTTAGGTTTATCTACTAATGTTGATTCTGAATACGATGCGGATTTCTTTGATTATATTGGTAAAATAAATACTGGTTCAATTGAAAACCCAACATTGAATGATTGGAATTATATGACAAAAGGTTTCCATATGGACTCGGGAGCGACCTCAATAATAATTTCAAGTCAATACACAACTTCAGGTATGTCAGCGTTTGCTGCAGGTGCTGCTGACTTTAGATTTGACCCAATTGACGAGAATAACCCTTACTATAGAATTTACGCAAGAAAATTCACTATAATGGTAGCTGGTGGTTTTGACGGATGGGACATATATAGAGAATCAAGAACAAATACTGATAAATACATTCTTGGTAAATCAGGTTATTTAGGTGGAGCGGCTCCAGACGCTAGATATCCATCTGCAAGTGGTGTTGGTTTGTTTAAAAGAATACAAATTGAAGACAATACTGTAGATTGGGCAAATACTGATTACTACGCTTACTTATTAGGACAAAGAACATTCTCACATCCTGAATCTACTAATATTAATGTGTTTGTAACCCCAGGTATTGACTACGTTAATAACTTAGGATTGGTTAATCAAGCAATTAATTTAGTTGAAATAAATAGAGCTGACTCTTTGTATATCACAACAACACCTGATTTTGAGATGTTCGTACCTAATACTATGAGTCCAATGGATTTCCATTATCCTACAGATGCAGTTGATTTGTTAGCTGAATCAGGAATAGATTCTAACTATACGGCAACTTACTATCCTTGGGTATTGACAAGAGATAATGTTAATAACACTCAGATTTACATTCCAGCAACTGCTGAAGTTTGTAGAAACTTAGCGTTAACAGATAACATCGCTTTCCCTTGGTTCGCATCAGCGGGTTACACAAGAGGTCTTGTAAACGCAATTAAAGCTAGACGTAAGTTGACTCAAGAAGATAGAGATACTCTATACATTGGTAGAATCAACCCAATCGCGACATTCTCAGATGTAGGTACGGTAATTTGGGGTAACAAAACTCTACAAGTTGCAGAAAGTGCTCTTAATAGAATCAACGTAAGAAGATTATTATTACAAGCTCGTAAATTAATATCTGCAGTTGCTGTTAGATTGTTGTTTGAACAGAATGACCAAAAAGTAAGACAAGATTTCTTAGACGCAGTTAATCCTATCTTAGATGCTATCAGAAGAGATAGAGGTCTATACGATTTCCGTGTAACAGTTTCTAATTCTATTGAAGATTTTGATAAAAATCAGTTGGTAGGTAAGATTTATGTTAAACCTACTAAATCTTTAGAATTTATTGATATTGAATTCTTGATTACACCAACAGGTGCTTCATTTGAAGATATCTAATATTTATAATGGATGGGGAATAAAATCCCCATCCTTTTTTGCCTATTATGAAAAAAAAACTGAGAGAAGGGATTACAAGTGAGGGGACACCTGATTTAAAGTATTATGCATTTGATTGGGATGATAATATAGTCACAATGCCGACAAAAATAATACTTAAAAATGAAGAAGGTGATGATGTTGGGATGTCTACTGAAGATTTTGCTAAATACAGAAGTAGATTAGGAAAAGAAAATTTTAATTATAAAGGGGACGTTATTGTTGGTTATGGTGAGAATCCTTTTAGGAATTTTAGAACCGAGGGTGATAAATTATTTATAATTGATTCCATGTTAGCAAAACCAGGCCCTGCTTGGGGTGATTTTATGGAAGCGATTAATAACGGGTCTATATTTTCAATAATCACTGCGAGGGGTCATAATCCAAATACAATTAAAGAAGCGGTTTATAATTATATTATTTCAGGTTTCAACGGGTTGGATAAAACTGAGTTGATTAAAAACCTAAAAAAATATAGGGAGTTTACAGACCAAGATAACTTAAAAGATATTGAACTAATTAGAGATTATCTTAATTTATGTAAATTTTACCCTGTTTCTTTTGGTGAAGGTGCCGAATCTAATCCTGAAGAAGCAAAAATAAAAGCTTTAGAAGAATTTGTTAATTATATTAAGGAATTATCACATGAACTAAATAAAAAGGCTTACTTAAAAAATAATGTGAAAAATTTCTTTTTACCTACTGTAGGATTTTCTGATGATGATATTAAAAATGTTGAAGCAATTAAATCACATTTTAATAATAAAGAAGATAATATAGTTAAAACATATTCAACACAAGGAGGAATTAAAAAAGAATATTAATTAATAACTGGATACTGGATTCTATATAAGAATAAAAAATAAAAAAAACAAAGTAAATACAAATATTTTTTAAAACGAAGTATTTATAATAAAATAAAACAAAAAAATTAAAATTGTAATATTATGGCTGATTTACTCATGAAGATGCCGGTTCCATACGAACCAAAAAGGCAGAATAGGTTTATCTTAAGATTTCCATCTAATTTGGGAATCAACGAATGGTTTGTTGAATCTGCAGCTAGACCACACATTAAAATTAACTCTACTGAAATTCAGTTCTTAAATACATCTACTTACGTAGCAGGTAGATTTACTTGGGACCCAATTACAGTTAAGTTTAGAGACCCAATTGGACCTTCAGCGTCTCAAGCTCTTATGGAGTGGGTTCGTTTATGTGCTGAATCAGTTACAGGACGTATGGGTTACGCAGCGGGTTACAAGAAAAATGTTGATTTGGACATGTTAGACCCAACAGGTGTTGTGGTTGAAAAATGGATTCTTCAAGATACATTCTTAACCGATGTTAACTTTGATTCTTTGAGTTATTCTCAAGATGCGTTAGCAACTATCACAGCATCACTTAGAATGGATAGATGTATATTGGTTTATTGATTTTTTATTACTAAAATATATTAATATATTCTATTGATAAAAAAAATATAATCCCTATATTTAACCGTAGAGACAATAAACTCTTTACGGTTAAATTTTTTTTTATATGGATGCAACACAACAATATGCTCAACAGAATTTCTCATTACCACACGATGTCGTAAAATTACCATCAGGTGGAGTATTTTATAAATCAAAGAAAAAGGTTATCAAAGTAGG